ACAAGTAACAACAACCGCAGTAGACAACGTGATCACTCTTCCAGTATCCGCTGTTATCCAGGCAGCACCAGCAGCACCAGGAAACAAGGTCGCTCTAACGTGGGTTACATCAGCAGCCGGAACTCTGATCAGTGCATCAGAAACGGTTTCTAGAATAGTATAGGTGATTTAAGGCATGCCAGAGGCGTGCCCTTTTTAATAATAGGAGGTAACGAGAATGAGTAGACTTACAAACAAAGCATGGTGGGAAGCAGCAGGAGTTCGAGCAATCAAGACAATGGCTCAAACAGCGCTAGCCTCTATCACCGTAGGCGCAGCCGTTCCGGACATTAACTGGATGTACGCAGCAAGCACAACGGTCGTGGCAGGCGTATGCTCGATTCTAACAAGCCTAGCAGGTTTGCCAGAAGTAAACGAGGAAGAATAATGACTGATACAATTATTGTGGCTATCATATCCGGACTTTGCGTCGGAATACCTTCAGTCCTAGCAACCTGGACCAGCAACTCCAAACATTCGGCATTGCTGGATTACAAGGTAGAACAGATGGACAAAAAGGTTGACAGTCTAGCCAAAAAACTAGAAAGCCATAACGAGCTGGAAAAGGAAGTGGCTACACTAAAGGAACAGGTCAAAGACCTATCGGAACGGATCAAGGGAATGCTTGAAAAATAGCGTTCCCTTCTTTTTTATTTTCTGCTTTATTTTTCGCTTTTTTGCTTGCTTTATGCACTGTATTACATTACAGTGTGCGTGTAAAAAGAAAGAGAGATAGAACACAATGAAAACAGATATCGAAAAACCATTAGAGCTATTAATAAAAAGAACAACATGGCAAATTGAAAGCATTAATCGCTCACTAAAACGAGAAAAAGAAGACTTGGTTCAGGAAGCACAAAAAGGAAACACAAACTGTGTAAAACAAATCTGCGCTAGAATCGAACAACTTGAAAGGGACCTAACAATCTACAATTCATATAAATATGAACTAGAAGGAATCATGAATTTAGGAAACGAATAAAAAGGAGGAAGCGTAACATGACTAGAGAAGAAGCAGTAATGAGATTAAGGGAAGACATGATGGATCAATTGTATTACAATGAACACATGATGACAGTAAAGGAAGTAGCAAACTGGCTATACAAGCACAATTGCGACGAAGACGCTAAGGACGTATTAATGGAAATAATAGAAGACTAAGGAGGATACAGACATTCTGGAGTATCTAGGCACAATAGAGAGCGTCAACAGATATCTGAAAGACCTGATCAGAGAAGATATAGAACGACAAAAACAAGAGGCCGATTAGGCCCCTTTTTTGTGATGTAATTTTGATGTATAGAAGCTAAAAATTCTAGAATCAAAGAAGAACGGTAAGCAACAAAAGCAGTCAAAACGAATATAAATAAAACAAAATGAGACATAGGGAAACATATCCATTAAAGGTTTAACGTGGAGGTGTTTTTTTTATGAAACAAATTGTGCAATTTATTGAAGATAATAATATTTCAGAGGAAGAAGTTGCCAAAGCAGCCCATATGTCTTTGCGTAATTTTAGAAGGCAAATTCATTCCGAGAATCGTACGCAAACGCGTATTGTGCTTATTCTTGCAGATTATAATCATCAGTCCATTGATTCGATTTTCTTTGATCAAATGTATAATCAGCCCGTTAATTTAGAAGGCTTAACATGGACTCAGGTTCAAGATATTATGAAATTGATTCATCCCGAACTGTTTACAGATATTAAAAGAAGTTCGAAATTTAAGGATTTTGAATACAATTTAAAAAATGATATGGGTGATCGTATGCGTTTTGTACGGGAAGTTGTTTTTTCACTTTCACAAACTCAATTTGGCAAATATATGGAAGTAACGAGAAATACTGCTAAGTATTGGGATGAGGGACAGATCAATGTGGATAAGATTTTAAAAATATCGCAAAGAACAAACATCAGTATGGACTTTATGATTCGTGATAATTATCCGTTGACTTTACAGACACAAGGTATGAGTGAGGCTTTACATTTGGCGGTTATGACAAATTGTGTATTGTATCGTTTGAGAAATATGAAACAGTAA